CGTTACAATTACATGAGTTTTACACTCCGTCAACATAGTTTTGAAAGTCGAAACATAATTCAGAACTCTGAAGAACTCAGGATTACGTAACCTCTTCATTGATTGAGCAATTATATCACCATCCCTAATAAGGACTTCAAGATTTACTAGAAATTGACTCTCAGTAAATCCAAAAGCTTCCGGATTGTGTAACATTCCAAATTGTTCACGAATCAAAACTGATCGTTCGTACCACTTGGAATAATTATCTCCTGTATGATAGAGATAGTTTATGTCCCTATGTTGAATGGTTAACGAAAGTTTTTCCATTATAGAAATAGCTGAATTAACAAGAGTCATAATGAAATCTGGATGGTAAACAGTGGTTGTATGTTGTTTACTAAACTTTTTATAAAAATTGAAATCTGGTTTTTCTTTATATCCCATAAACACAGTAGCAGCTATCACACTATTAAAAACATTCATAATTTGTGTTACTATTTCACTGTTGCGAAAAAGGGCATAATGTTCAGAAATATCTTTAAAAGTATATTTAGACTCGGCTACAAGTTCTTCATTGATTTTAGCATTGTAGGCTGTAACAAAATGATCAATACATGATTCCATATACTCTTTCAAATGCTTAGAGACTTGGTCTTTCGTTCGTAAATACAACCAACTACATGCAATAACATCAAATATATTTTTGCACCGAATTAGGCTATATACATAGGCTATTATGTCACAATTTACTAAACTTAAAGGATTATGGAAATCAATTACTTCCAATGATTCAGGTTGTAAATCAAAATAATTAGATTCTTCTGTAACTGTTTTTCCTTTCATGATAAATTTCTTTCCCTGTAGTTTTCGTAAAATAGCTACAAAGGTCTCGAAGTGCTCTAATTCAACACCCTCGAGATCGTAAGGAATTCCATCTATTCTTATTCTATCAATATCGGATTCCAATTCAACTCTATAAATATTCTCTTCGGATGTAACTTTAAAAGTTTTCCCTCCTGATTTAAATTGGTAAGAAGTAAGTGTTAAGTCTGGATAATCTCTAGCAGAAACTGCTAAATCTTGTATTAAATTTTTTGCTTGCTTCTTATTCTTTTTAAAATTCTGTGGACTAATACTACTTAATCCTTCAATAAAATCCACCTTGGTATCCCTTGGAAATATTTCCAATTGTGGTGGCAATTTAAACTTGAACGAACGGCATAAAGCCGGTACGTTTCTTG